ATTAACGGTATCATCAGCGACATGGGCATCAGGAGCAACATATGTGACAGCCCGGCACTTGTCCTCATCCTTCTGCAGTCCTTCTACACCCTTTGATTCTATGGTCTCGAAATTTTGCCCTGCACGCACTTTAGCATGTGTTGTATACTATACGTCAATAATTCAGGCTGTTGATCAATGGGACACAAGAGATAAGTACCACAACAAGTGTGCGCTGCTTGGTCTCCCACGTGCTTTCTCTCAGCTTGAAGCTTATTGGCAGGTATGGGTACCGGATGAATTTGCTGATACGAACAAGAATATGACCGACTGTGCTCTTGCTCTATTTGATGAAGTCGAACTCCTTAATTCAACATTCGATGCTCGTTATGCTGATTCCATGGACCAGATGGTGTTGTTATCACAGACCACAGTAACAATAGAAGAAATCAGAGATAGTATTCGACAATCTTGCTCCCTAGACACAGGTGGGAAGCTCGGGTGGTCAGTCTTTGGCTCATTAGCATCTGCGCATGCCCTATCAATCGATGGTGATGTTGCCAGATTTGACCGTGAATTCTCCAAAGGGAATAGATCAAGACGCCTGGTCGACCATCTTACTGTCCGACACTCTGCCAGGATATCGCCATCCAAGAAGCTTGAGACTGGAACTGTCGCTGAAATGATCCTTGCTAATGGCGTAGATGACTATCTCTCAATACTGAAACCAACTTTCCGTTTCTTCTATGGTGTCGATCCAATCTATGTGAATCATCCTAAATTGGGCGAGCACAAGAAACGTGAGATTTCTATGGCTGATCCTGATTCTAGGATTATGCTCAACAACGCTGAACTCATCAACGGATCCTATGGGAGGTATACCAAACCTGACATGCTCAAGAGACCAAATAAGGATGCCCACTTTTACAAACTCAGTTCAGAAGCCATGCTCAAGGGAGGAGCAATACAAGCATCGGATGCTAGCAGATTCTCAGCAATGATGTCGAACATAGCAACTGGGATAACAAACCTTGGCTTGGCAGCGATAGGAGGGAGCACCCATCTTTATTCTTCAGCTGCCACATACCGAAGATTGGCATCCAGGAGGATGGCTTTATCTACAGAAATTCTTGAAGAAGTTACGAAACGAGAAGAACGAGGTCTTGGCAGCAAGCGCCTGTCTCGTTTCAAGAAATGGCTGGTTCGTATGCCAATGCTGGGAAAGCATGAGTCCTATACAATCAAAGGTTACCGTACAGCTGTGCATACTGGTCAGGGGATGTCACATCATGGAACAAGCCTGGCGCACGGTGGTGCTCTGGTACTTTCCCTACACGCTGCCGAACATGCTATCCTATTCGTATCTGGGAAACGAGCGTATGTTGCTGGGATTCCTATGGTTACGTCAGATGATTCAACGATCATTGCTGGCATTGATGAGACTAAGCAGGAGATCCCACTCACACGACATGAAAAGCAGAGGGCATGCCAGCTATTCCTCAAAGTCCAGAGGGTAACTAGAAGAATTGCACTTCGATCAGTGAGTGTCATGCCCAACTTGCCAAAAGAGAAGGTCTCAGGCATTGCCGGAGAGTTCAATTCACAGGACAATGGGATCGGTGCAGGATGTCCTATCTTAGGTTTCCGAGAGATGATCTGCCAACTCACACGTCCCAGCTCGCCAAGCTTGTGTGGGGACTACATGAACGCATTCGCCTATGCCAGAAGTGCTGCATTAAATGGTCAAGGGCTCACCGTAGGTAAATATGCGCATCTCATTGCCCTTGACACCCTGGAAGCCAGATGGCGGATGTCCAGTACTGAGAAGGAGTCACTTGATTCGTGTGGATTGATCCCTAATGCGGTGATACATGGAGCAGACGAAAACGATCTGTTACACGATCCAGCATCGCTAGTCCCAGCAGCTCTTAGGGTGTCACTCATGCAAATGTCTTATGACATGCATATGGAATCTGAAGTTCTGAGTCCCCACGCCAAAGACACAACTTTCAGTGTATTGTCTCATATATCTGTATCTATGCGTAGACAGCACAAGCATGCACTATCAGTCATCAAAGCCAGGATCGAAAGACTGAAGCAAAATGGACTACCCTTCCAGGCATCAATGCTTGAGCAAAGCCTCGGTGCGACAATGTCCTCAGCTAGAAGCAGGAACATCGGGCGCATAGGCCAAAGGATAAGAAACAGGCTGATCAAGCCTAGCCCCTGTCTTGAATGTGAATTCCAAAAGGCACCCCTGCTTGAGACAACGCTCTCCTGGTACAGCTTCATCTCCTCGAAGTCACAATCGTATGGTGCAAGTCCTGAAATCCAAGTACTGGGACAAATATATGGAGGATATGTTAAATGCATCAAAGGAACATATATTAGGTTCCCTGAACCAGTCACAAAGCGTCGTTCAAAGGCAACTAATGTCAAGAAACCAGTATTCATCCTTGAGCCATATGGATCTACCCCTTTCGGACGACATGCTATATCAAGATCAGGGGGGCAACTTGTCACGAATATTGGCCCAGAAGAGAGAGGCCAGATGCAGTTAGCCCTGGCTGCATCCTCTTACAGGAGAGTTCCTGAGCATATACAATATGGTGGGAAGTTTGTGTCATCCTGGCTACATCGTGATTCCTGCACCTTGAGTCCAGTGTCAGAAGGCATTGACTTTAGTCCACAAATCACTCAAAACACATATTGGGGAGAAATGGACGACGCCAGCATTGCCTTCCTCAGAGACTGTGAACTTGTCACACCTGATATCCCAGTATTAGCATTGAACTATGCGTATGGAAACACGGCCCACTTCCATGGCATCTACAAAGGTAAATCATATTCCTGCTCCACAGAATTTGATCCTGATGTTCAAGTACAATATACCATAGAACCAGGCATGGCTAGGGGGGGGCAGAAGGTAGTCCTGGCATATCAGGGCTGGTCTCTAGAGAAGAGATGGCATGGATCTGGACCATCAGGTTCAGAAATAGAGTCTTTCCAAAACCTACCTAATATCCCGTATGACAATTCTGATATGGAGAGACTAAGCAAGGAGATGGAGAGAGAAGATCGCCTGAAAGTGCCTTTGCTTGCCACCATCATGGAAAGAGAATCAAAGAAGATTCTTGTGATGTCAGCATCCAACATGTCAAGGGATGTGCATGTGTCAATGCTTCCATATGAGCGCAGCAAAATGGTAGGGAACCTGGCAACCGGTGGCTACTGGTACAGTGCTCTCAAGGGAGTCGGGTTTCGAGCCTTTATCAAGGGACATCATGGGTTCGACAATCTTTGGACTGGCCCAGTAATGGGATGGAGGTCAGCCAGGGTTCCGGATCCTGTATATGAGTGGGAACCTCCAGATGGTGGACTCGTTAAATCCTTAACAATGATCGGGGGAATTGACAATGAAGAAGATATTTCAGTCTTGAACCCCACGGAATTTGCATCTGCCCATGTGTATGTGGACACCGGTGGCATGCACATGGTGGATGAAGTCTATAATCTCCCATATAGTCGTAACCTTAAGGCACTCATCACAAAACTTAATGGAGGAGGGGCCTTGTTCACAAATCTCAATAGGAAAGCAGAACTGATTGACACTATGCTTCCAGAGATGAGAGACACACGATCGGAGCTAGACAACGAGAGATGTGAAGAAGAAATCTGGAGCCTTATCACTGGTAACCGTACCATGTATGATGGATGGTAGGTTAATGAATCAAGGGGCGAATTG